AACTGGGCCCGCATCTTCCTTTTGACCCGCACCCTGTTCGGCTTCTCCGGGGCGGCCAGCCCGGAGATGCAGTTCAATCCCGACAACGTCCACAACGACCTGCAGACCTACATGAACGAGCTGCCGTTCAATCAGGCCCTGGCCGCCTTCCTGGCCCAGCATCCCGACGCCACCCCCTACACCGTGTTTCAGACCAAGACCGGTGACGGCAGCCCGCCGCCGGCCACCGCCCCGGCCATGCAGTTCATGGCCGACAACAGCTCGTTCATGTCCACCCACCGTGACGCCGGCGCCTATTTCGTGCCCCTGCCGGAAACCAAGGGCAAGTTCGACCTGGCCGCCTACCAGGAGCAGCTGGCCGAGGGCTACCGGCTGAAGAAGACGCCGGCCGAGTTCTACAACGACGTCATGTACGACATGTCGGCCAAGATCTACTTTCAGGCCCTGGCCAACAAGAACGCCATGGTGGCCAACCCCACCAACGGGTTGACCCAGGCCCAGATCTCCAGCGCCTGGAGCAACTGGTCGAAGCAGTTCATGCAGGTCAATCCCATCTTCGCCGACGCCCTCACCTCGTCCAACGGGTCACTGCAGCGGGCCCAGATCATGCAGGACGTAGGTAAGGCTCTCAACGACCCGCGCCTGCCGGTGACAACCCAGAGCGAGGACATCAGCACCCTCTACACCGGCTGGCGCAACTGGCAGGCCATGATCACCCCCAACACCGGCACCAACGTGTCGACGGTCAGCTCGTCCACCAAGAGCTATTACGACCAGCAGTTCGCCGTGTGGGCCGAGAACTTCGTCGCCGTCCACCCCGACGTCGCCGCCCTGTACGACCGGGCCATCAAGCCCGGCCTGACCTCGGTGCTCGACGCTCTCGCCGCCGCAGGAGTGCAGGCCTAAATGCTCAAGCCCATCGTCACCCCGCCCACCACCGCCACCATCGATTTCCCCAACCTCACCGGTATCCCCGGTCAGTCCATTACCACCGGCGGGGCCCCGGTGGGCCTGGGCGGCACCACCCCGGTGTTCGCCCCCGGCAGCGTTGGTAGTCCCTACTACTTCGCCCAGGTCCAGAGCCAGGCCGGCAACGTCACCCTGGGCGCCGATGTGGCCCAGATCATGGGGCTCGATCCGGCCAAGACCTACAACATGCACGACCTGCTGGCCTACTTCAACCAGCTGTCGCTGAGCCAGCTGATGCAGATCCAGTCGATGCTGGCCGACGGCGGGTTCTACGTGAACTCCGACGGCACCCCCATGACCACCCCGCCCAGCCTGGGGGCCCGCGACAACCAGTCGTTCATCGCCTTTGCCAACCTGGTCATGCAGTCCTCCCAGACCGGTCGGTCGGCCACCGACGTGTTGAACGCCAACGTCTACCAGGGCCTGGGGATCACCAACCGGATGCAGGGCATACAGCCCCAGGTGGGCGGGGCCAACGCCTATCAGATCGACCTGACCAACCCCACCGACATCGCTTACACGGCCAGAGGCATCTTCCGGGCCGCCCTCGGTCGCGGTCCCACTCAGGCCGAGCTGGACCGGGTGGAGGGGGCGGTCCGCTCCGGTCAGATCGCCGCCGGCCAGGCCTGGGTGGGCACCCAGGAGAAATCCCAGCAGCAGCAGTTCCAGGCCGGCCTGGCCGCCCGTCAGGCCCAGGCCGCTCCCCGTCTGGCCTTGGGGCCGGTGCCGGACGGGCCGTTCAAGAACATGGGCGAATGGGCGGCGGCGTTCCTGGACTATCTGGGCGGCGGCACCCAGAAGCTGGTTACCGCCTCCAACCTGTCGATGATCATGGGCTGGGCCAACGCCACCGGCATGGGCCTGAAATCCAACAACCCGCTGGGATCCACCCTGCCGGCCCCCGGATCCAGTCAGACCGCCGGCGGCCCCTATCCGTCGGCCCAGAACTACGCCCACCCGGCCGACGGCATGCGGGCGGCGGCTCAGACGCTGGGCAACTTCCCGATCATCCTCAACGCCCTGCTGGGCGGCAACGCCGCCGCCGTGGTGGACCAGAAGGCCCTGCAGGACGAGCTGGGTCAGTGGTCGAACGGGGCATTCACCAACATCACCAAGCAGGTGGGCGGGGCCCAGAAGACCGCCGCCACCGCGGCCAAGGCCTACGGCACCCAGCCGGCCGCCCCCGGTGCTCCTGGCGCCGCTGGTGCCGCTGCTCCCGGTGGGGCCAGCGATCTGGCCGGCTGGAAGATGGGCGCCCCCAACCCGGCGTTCGAGGGGCCGATGTCGGCGTTCGGCGCTGCCACCACCCCGACCGGTCCCAGCGCCTTCCAGGGGCCGATGGCCAACCTGGGCGGTGAGGTCACCGGCGCCCCGGGCGTCCCGCCGGGCCCGAACGAACCGAACGCCACCACCGACGCCACCACCAATTCGGCGGTGGTCGCCACCCTGGACGAAGGGGCCCACAATCAGGCGGTGGGCGCCTACCTGACCGCCCAGTACGACGCCGCCCACGGCATCCCCTCCACCCAGTCACCGCAGACCCTCTACGGTCAGCAGCCATTGGCGCCCGGCACCACCTATCTGCCGCCCAACGTGCTGGAGAACGTGCAGGCCCCCTCGCCCGAGTCGGCCGCCTGGCAGCAGGCCACCACCGGCGCCAACCAGATCCCCTACCTGGCCTACCAGTATCTCAACGCCTTCAACGCCATCATGGACATGGTCAACAGCGGCGGGCGGATTACCGGATCGATGACCTGACCGATGCCGTTGCAGCGTGTACCGCCGGGGGAGATGCCGGCGTACAACCCGGCCAACAACATCAAGATCGCCTACGAGTTCTTTATCCAGAACGGCCTGTCCCCCCAGGCGGCGGCCGGCATCATCGGCAACCTGATGCAGGAGTCGGGGGTCAACCCCGAGTCGGTGCAGATCGGCGGGCCCGGCCGCGGTCTGGCCCAGTGGAGCATGGGCGGCCGGTGGATCCCGTCGTTGATGACCGGCAACCCGGCCCATGACCTCATGGCCCAGCTTAACTACATCTGGTGGGAGCTGAACACCGGCTACCACGGGGTGCTGACCCAACTGCGCACCGCTCGCGACGCTCCCACCGCGGCGCTGATCTTCTCCGACCACTACGAGATCCCCAACGCCCACTTCGCCAGCATCCCGGCCCGCCAGGGCTACGCCGACCAGGTGTTGGCCCAAGCCCAGACCGGCCGCTGGGGGCCCCTGTCGGCCGTCCGGTCCGGCGCCGCTCCCGCCGGCGCTCCCGGTGCCCCGGCCGGGGGCTCGGCGTGGGGGGCGGCGCCGGCCGCCGACTGGACCGGCGGCGGGGGGGCCACCAACGTCGCCCCATCCATACCCGGCCTCAACAACATTCCGGCTCTCGACGCCTACATCAGAAAGAACTATCCCGGTCAGGCCTGGCTACTGGACATTCCCGCCGTGAAGGGGGTTCTCGAGCAGGCGATTGGCGGCCCCGGCGGCCCTGACACCCCGGCCCAGGTTCAGGCCGCGGTGCAGAACAGCGCCTGGTGGCGAACGACCTCCCAGGCCGCCATCAAATTCGATCAGCTGCGGTTCGGCTCGCCGGAGGAATTGAACTTCCGCGACCCGGGCAGTCAGGCCAGTCAGGTGTTGGCCCACGTCCGTCAGCTGGGCGCGGCCCAGGGCACCGAATTCAGTCCGGCCATCATGCAGGCGGTGGCCATGCGGACCATGGAGTACGGCTGGAGCGACGCCCAGATCCAGATCCAGCTGGGCAGCCTGGTGACGGTCTCGCCCACCCGGGTGGGCGGGGTGACCTCCAACGATCCGATGCTGCTGGCCACCCTCACCGGGGTGGCGGGCGACTACCTGATCAACCCCAACAACGTCACCTTGAACCAGTGGGCCAAGCAGATCGGGGCCGGGGTGGCCAGCCTCGAGTCGTTCAAGGCCTACGCCGCCCAGCAGGCCGCCCACCAGTATCCGAGTGTGGCCAACCAGATCGCCGCCGGCCAGACCATGAACCAGATCGTCGACCCGCTGCGTCAGGACATCGGCAAGTTGATGGAGGTCAACCCGGCCCAGATCAACTTCATCTCCGATCCGATGTACTCGAAGATCCTCAACTACCGCCCGCCCGACGTGGGCGGCAAGGTCCAGTCCAACCGGTTCATGACCACCTCGGAGGCCGAGACCTATCTGCGGGGCACCGACCAGTACTCCTACACCCAGGGGGCCCGTGACCTGGCCGCCGGCCAGGAGAAGGCGCTGCTGACCACCTTCGGGAAGATCGCCTGATGGCCGCCGCCCAACTGGTGTGGCCGTTCCCGACCCGCAACGCCACCCAGTACCAGCGGGTCGATCAGGGCTGGGATCTGCAGGGGCCCATGGGTCCGGTGGTGGCGGCGGCGTCGGGGACGGTGCAGTACGCCCACGATCCCAGCGGGTTCGGCACCACCTATCCGGTGCTGATCCTCGACACCCCCAGCCCCTACGGCATCGGCATCTACTACGGCCATGTGGTGCCCACCGTGGCGGCCGGCACCCGGGTCAGCGCCGGCCAGCCCATCGCCACCACCGCCAACGGCCCGCAGGGCAACGCCACCAGCCCCGGCTGGCTGGAGATCGGCTGGTGGGGGCCGAACGGCCCTACCGGCAACGGCACCGCCATGCATCAGGCGCTGTCGTCGGGGCAGATGGTGACCGGCAGCGTCTCGGTCGGCGGCGCCGCCGACGTCATCCCTCTGGTGCCGGGATTGAACGACATTCCGAAACTGGACGCCTACATCAGGAAGAACTATCCCGATCAGTCCTGGATGCTCGACGTGGCCGAAGTGAAGGGGGTTCTCGAGCAGGCGATCGGCGGTCCCGGCGGTCCCGAAACCCCGGCCCAGATCCAGGCCGCCATCCAGAACACCGCCTGGTGGAAGCACACCTCCCAGGCCATGATCAAGTTCACCAACCTGGCCCACACCAGCCCGGAGGAACTGAACTTCGGCGACCCCGGCTCCCAGGCTTCTCAGGCGCTGGCCAAGGTGCACACGGCGGCGGGCAACATCGGCCTGGGCCTGCCGTTGACCGTCCTCAAGAACGTCGCCCTCGACAGTCTCAAGTACGGCTGGAGCGATGCTCAGATCCAGCAGCGCCTGGGCGGCCTGGTCACCGTGGGCGCCAGCCGCGACGGCACCGCGGTCACCAACGACCCGCAGATGCTGGCCACCCTGGACCAGTTGGCCGGCAAGTACCTCTACAACCCGTCGGCCGGGATCCTCCAGCAGTACGCCCAGCAGGTGGCGGCCGGCACCATGAGCCCGGCCGCCTTCCAGGCGTTCCTGGCTTCGACGGCGGCCACCAAGTACCCGTCCATGGCCGAGGCCATCACCGCCGGGCAGGCCCCGAGCGACATCATCGACCCGTTGCGGCAGGCGGCGGCGCAGACCATGGGGGTGCCGGCCAACTCCATCAACTTCGTGTCCGACCCGATGTACTCGAAGGTCCTCAACTACACCCCGCCGGCGGTGGCCGGCAAGGCCCAGGCGCCGCGGGTGATGACCACCTCGGAGATGCAGACCTACCTGCGCAACACCGATCAGTACGCCCACACCCAGCCGGCGCGCGATACCGCCGCCCAGATGGAAGCGGCGATCACCCGCACCTTCGGAAAGGTGGCCCCCTAATGGCTGTCGGTTACGCCTTCGCCCCCCAGGTCGACCCCAAGTTCACCTCCACCGAGCAGTCGGCCTGGTCCCAGCTGCAGACCACCCTGGGCCAGTACGGCTTCGTCGGCGCCGACCTGACCGCCCTGGTCAACTGGACCAAGGCCGAGCTGATCGCCGGCAAGGGCACCGACCAGATCAGCCTGGACCTGATGCAGACCCCGCAGTTCGCCAAACGGTTCCCGGCCATCGTCCAGCGCCAGAAGCTGGGACTGCCGCCGGTCAGTCCGGCCGAGTACCTCAGCCTGGAGACCTCCTACGAGCAACTCGAGCGGGCGGCCGGCATCCCGCCCGGCTGGGCCTCCTACGACGCCCTCATCGCCAACGACGTCAGCCCGTCGGAGTACTCCTCCCGCATCAACCAGGGCTACCTGGCGGTGGCCATGGCCCCGCCGGAGGTGACCAGGGCGTTCACCGACTACTACGGCGTCACCCCCGGGCATCTGGCCGCCTACTTCTTAGATCCGACCAAGGCCGAGCCGCTGCTGCTGCAGCGGGCCACCGCCGCCCAGGCGGGCGGGGCGTCGGCGGTCTCCGGGTTCGGGGAGATCTCCTCGGCCGGCGCCCTGCGCCTGGCCCAGATGGGCGTCAACTACTCCCAGGCCCAGCAGGGCTTCCAGAAGCTGGCCTCCCAGTCCCAGCTCTACCGCGGCCTGCCCGGCCAGGTGGAGCAGCCGCTCACCGAGGAGCAGCTGCTGGAGGCCCAGTTCGGCTCGAACGCCCCGGCCCAGATGACCCTGGCCCGCCAGGCCGCCTACGAGGCCGGCACCACCAACCAGGGGGGCGCCATCGGCACCACCAGCACCGGCGCCACCGGTCTGGGCACGCTGCAGCGATGAGACTGGGTCTCGAGCTGCCCCCGCACGTCATCGGCGTGCCCGACCCCCGCCTGCTGGAGATGGCCCTGCCGGCGGTGCGGCTGCATTTCCGCATGTGCCCGACCTGCAAGGACTGGGCGCATGATCATCAGGTGGTCGACCCGTTCCAGTGGCTGTGGATCATCGACGACGTCGAGATATAGGAGCGGCCGCCGGCCCGAAAGCCGGCGGCCGTTTCACTTCCACGCACTTATGAAAGGAACGTGTTCCTTGACGGGTCCCTCGGCGCATCACGGCAACCCCGCATCATTGACATACCCATAGTGCCAGCCGTACCATCCGCCTCAGGACGTGAGCTCGTTAGGGCCGTCCCGCCGGTGGCATTCCCGAGCGGTGCCGCTGTGAACGCCAGCTCGTGAGGTGACGCCGTAGAAGCCCGGCTCCGGTCCGTTCACTCCCATCCGCCTTCCGGGCCCGCCATCCGGCCTGCCGCGGCCGGCATGTGAAAGGAAAGCGGAGTGTCCGATATCAATGATTCGTTCGATCCCGACGACTACGAGGGCGTCCAGCCCCGTATGGCCCAGCTGCCGCGGGCCGAGGTGCGTCGCTTCGAGAAGGACCGCAAGGAACGGGATGCGCTCAAAGCCCAGATGGCCGCCTACGAACGGCAGCTGGTGTTCGCCAAGGCCGGCATCGACGCCGACGAGCAGGCCCACAAGTGGTTCGTCAACGGCTACGACGGCGAGCTGACGGTGGACGCCATCAAGGCGGCCGCCATCGCCGCTCGCCTGATCGGGGAGCCCGGTTCGCCGGTGACCAGCGCCGAGCAGCAGGGTCACGAGATCATGCAGCGGGCGGCCGCCGGCACCACCTCGCCCGGCGAGGAGGACACCGTGGCCGGTCAGCTCAACGACGTGGCCCGCAACATCGGTTGGCGTGACGCCGATAAAGCCCAGGCCGAGATCATGCGAATCGTCAACGCCAACGACATCAAGTACCACCTCCCGGGGTTGACCCCGGGCTGATCCGAGAGGTAGCCAGATGGCCCTAACCGTCCAGGCGTCTACTGACTTCGCGCAGAAGGCCTACGAGCTGATGACCTTTTACGCGCTCCGGCCCGAGCTCTATCACGACGCCGTCGCCGATGTACGTCCTTCCAACCAGAGTCAGCCCGGCTCGAGCGTGCAGTTCACCATCACCGCCGACCTGGCCCTGGCCACCACCCCCCTCAACGAGCAGACCGACGTCACCCCGGTGGTGCTGTCCGACACCACCGTGCTGGTCACCCTGCTCGAGTACGGCAACGCCGTGACCACCACCGCCCTGGCCCGGGGCACGTCGTTCGTGAACCTGGACCCGGTGGCCGCCAACGTGGTCGGCTACAACGGCGGGGCGTCGGTCGACACCATCGCCCGCAACGTGCTGGTGGCCGGCACCCAGGTGGCCTACGCCTTCGGCGACGGCTCCAACACCGCCGTGTCGAGGGCCACCGTCAGCGTGAAGAACACGCTGGTGGCCTCGGATGTGCGGGCGGCCCGGGCCGCCCTGGTGCGCCAGAGCGTGCCCAACATCGGCGGCTACTACATGTGCTTCATCCACCCCGACTCGGCCTTCGACCTGCGGGGCCAGACCGGCTCCGCCACCTGGAACGAGCCGCACGCCTACTCCACCCCGGACAACATCTGGACCGGTGAGATCGGCGCTTTCTCCGGGGTGCGTTTCATCGAGACGCCCCGGGCCATGATCTTCGCCGACTCCGGTTCGACCGCCACCACCGACGTGTACGCCACCATCTTCATGGGCCGCCAGGGGCTGGCCAAGGCCCACTCCTACGTGGACGGCAACGGTGAGCAGCCGGTGATCGTGCCCGGCCCGGTGGTCGACGCCCTGCGCCGGTTCGTGCCCATCGGCTGGTACCACCTGGTCGGCTACGGCCTGTTCCGCCAGGCCGCCGTGCTGCGGGTGGAGGGTGCATCCACGCTCGGCCTCAACACCGTCGCCGGCAGCCACTGATGCCGGCCAAGGCGGGGGCGACCAAGCAGCGGGCCGCCCCCAAGGAGGAAGAGGCGGTCGAGCCCACCGGCGCCGTCGACTTCGACGGCGACCTGGTGGTGGGGGCGGCCACCACCATCACCCTCAAGAACGGCCCCAACGACCACGACGTCACCTTCAGCGTGGCCCCGCCCGGCGGGGGCGCCTTCGAGCGGGTGGTGCACACCGACGAGAACGGCGCCGCCAGCCTGGAGGTGGTGCCCTCGAGTATCGGCGAGCTGGACGTGGTGGTGACCAAGACCGACGTCAAGGTGGTGGGCTCGGCCACCGCCGACGTGGTGGGCAGCGTGGCCCCGGTGCCGTTGGCGCTGGAGGGCATCGAGCCCACCGAGAGCGTGGTCGGGCCGCCCCAGTCGTTCACGTTGCTGATCAACGGCGAGGGCTTCGACCACAACACCCGGGCCAGCTTCGGGGTGTTCTCCAAAGAGGAGGCCGAGGCCGGGCTGGGGGAGGAGGGCGAGCCGAAATGGGAGCCCACCACCCGCTACATGGGGCCGACCCAGCTGGGCCTGCCCATCACCGGCGGCCTGTTCCCCAACCCCGATTCCGACATTCCCGTGTACGTGGGCCAGCCCGACGGCACCACCGCCGGCCCGGTCAGCTTTGCGTTCGTTCCCCTACCGGAGGAGAAGACAGATGGGTAATCAAGGATGGACTTCAGGCGGGGGCGGCGGCGAGGCGGTCAGCTCCACCGAGCGGGCCACCGGCGTGACCACCCAGTGCGCCGACGGCGAGCCGTTCCTGGTCGGCTCCGGTATTGCCAGCCCGGGCCCCAACCCGGGTGACCTGGGCGAGCGGGGCGACCTGTTCGAGCCGCCGGGTCAGCTGTCCGGCGAGGGCTGATGGCCCGGCTGTCCGCAGCCCAACGCAAGAAGCTGCCGACCAAGTCGTTCGCGGTGCCGGCCAAGGCGGCCACCCCGGCGGGCAAGGCGGCCGGCGGGTCGTACCCGATCCCCGATCGGGCTCACGCTCGCAACGCCCTGTCGCGGGTGGCCCAGCACGGCAGCTCGGCCGAGAAAGCTCAGGTGCGCGCCGCGGTGAGGCGCAAGTATCCCGGTATCGGCAAGACGGCCAAAGGAAAGAAGTGACATGGCACGCAAAAAGACTCCGGCCAAGACGGCAGCCAAGAAAAAGCCGGCCAAGGCGGCAGCGGCCAAACGTCGGGCGGCTCCCATGCCGACCATGCCGGCCGGCATGCCACCGGCCGGTATGCCGGCGGCCGGCATGCCGCCGACCGGCATGGGCAGGGGGCGGTAATGCCCCGCATGGACGACGAGTCTTCTACTCACCGGGAGCGGGCCTCGATGATCGACGCCTGCGAGTTCCTCTGCCCCAACACCATCGGCGACCAGCTGCGCCAGCAGGGCAGCCAGCGGCTCAACTTCCGCACCACCCCCGACGGTCGGGACGAGCCCACTCCCATCACCTATCCGCCCGCCGGTAACGCCGGTTTCGACACCGATCACGACGCCGACGACTACAACTGGGCGGCCCAGCAGCAGTCCGACGCCGTCACCTCGAGCTCCGGGCCGCCGTAGGCCAGCGGGCGAATGACGCTCGACGACCTCTTGGCTCTGCTGCCGGACAACAGCACCGGTGAGATCAGCGCCGCCGATATGCGCACCATCGTCACCGAGCTGTACAACGACGCCAACCCGCCTTACCTCAACGTGGTCAATCAGGGTCCGGCCAGCCTGGTCACCAACGCCGCCTGGACGTCGGTGCCGGGCACCAGCGTGTTCCCCTTCACCGTGAACGAGGATTACGCCGATCTGGAGTTCGTGCTGTCGCTCAACGTCGACACCCAGGCCAACAACAACGCCGTGCAGGTCGGCCTGGATCTGACCGGGGCCACCGTGGTCCCGGTCGGCTCCAAGCCGGAGCAGGTGCTGTGGGTGGGTGGCCGCCAGTCGGTGCAGGTCACCCTGGAGGAGACCTTCATCCAGCGTCTGAACACCGGCACCACCAACATCGCTCTCAAGTACACGGCCCAGTCGGCCGCCACCCTGTCGGCCATGGCGGTCATCGCGGCGGTGATCTCCAACCAATGAGCACCGCCTGGGACGCCGCCTACTCCACCGCCTTCGGCAACGTCGGCGTGCCCCCCGGCGGCCCGTACCTGACCTTCACCCCCCCGGCCGACGTGGAGACCATCGGGCCCATCCCGGCCTGGGCGGTGCAGGATCACCGGCCCGAGATCCGGCTGCTGGCCTTCTTCGCGCCCTACCCCCGGGGCGTGAACGTCTACAAGATGGCCAACGGCCAGTACCTGCGCGACGACGTGGAGGTCATCTGGCCGGCCACCGACGCCGTGCCCAACAACGTCATCTCCTCCG